TGACGGGCAGCAGGAAGCCATGTTCGGCGCGTTGATGGCCGGGATGTACAACTCATCCGGCAACACCAAGAAAACATACAAGGCGACTGACTTCATTCCAGACCGCCAACGCATGTTTGAGAGTGCCGATGTCAAGCGCAAGCGAGTTGCAGACAAGGTGCGGGCAATTTTTGGGAAACCTAAGAAATGACGAAAGCGGTAGCAGCGGCGAGTATTGATGTCACCGCGAACATCACAAAGCTGCAAAAACAGCTAGACCGCGCCGAGTCTCGCATCAAGCGGATGGAGGGCAAGGCGCGGCAATCGTCGCGTGGGATTTCCCGTTCGTTCTCAAGTGTAGCTAGTTCTGCTCGCACAATGGCGCTTGGCATTGGCGCCGCTGCCGCTGCTATTGGCTTTGCCGCAAAGCAAATAGGTGATGCTGGCATAAAAATGCAGGGCTTAGATCGTGCGTTCCGCGCGGCAACAGGCTCAGCAGAGGCTGGCGCACGTGAGTTTAGTTATATCCGTTCGGAGGCTGAGCGGCTTGGCCTTGACCTTGAGGAGTCGGCTAAAGCGTATGCAAAACTAGCTGCTGCGGCGAAAGGAACAACGCTTGAGGGCAAGGATGCGCGCGACATATTTTCTGCTGTCGCAGAGGCGTCTAGGGTCATGTCGCTCTCTACTGAGCAGACACAGGGCGCGCTCACTGCCCTTGAGCAGATCATATCGAAGGGCAAGGTCTCAGCAGAGGAACTTCGTGGTCAGTTGGGCGAAAGGCTGCCCGGCGCCTTTCAGATAGCTGCCCGCTCAATCGGCGTAACGACAGCCGAACTGGATGATCTGCTGAAGCAGGGTAAACTGACGGCAGAGCAGCTTTTGCCCGCGCTCGCGACCGAATTGCGCAAGACATTCGGGCCGGAAGTGGAGTCCGCTGCTAATGATGCTCAAGCGGCTTATAACAGATTTGGCAATGCGCTGTTTGACCTTCAGGCGACGATAGCAAGTTCTGGCGTGTTGGATGCCCTTACGGTTCTTGCAAAAGCCGCGACTAAAGCAACGCTGAAACTTGGCGATTTTCTGCGCCAGATTGGCTTAGTAAAAGACACCGAGGCATCTTTCAACGCGGCAGCCGTTGAGTATTGGCGCGACAGACTGAGTGACGCCAACGAAAAGCTAAAGGAACTTCGCCAAGAGGCGGCAAGCGGCCCATCGCTCTTTGATTCAGTTTTCGGCGGCGACCGTGATATAGATGGCGAGATTCGCGCTCAGCTTGATGCGATAAGCGCCGCAGAAGAGGCGCTAAAAAGGCTTTCTAAAAAAACAAAGCCAAAAGGCCTAGCTAGCGAGGATGAAGAAGAGGTTGACCCTACAATTTCGGCTCGCGCGGGGATACAGCGCGCCGCTCAAATCCGCCTAGAGGCGCTCAGGCGGTCTCGTGAGGCGGAAGCTGCGCTCGATGATGAGTTTCTACGTCGTGAGGTCGAGAGCCGCCAATTCACCGATTCCGAACTGCTAAGGCTTGCAGAGCAATCAGCAACAGCCAAAGTCATTGCAGCGTTCAATGCGGAACAGGCGGCAAAGGGTGAAACAGGTCAGGCTCTCAACCCAGAGCAGGAACTGGAACTCCTTCGCAAGTACAACGACGAGAAGCTGGCTGAATATGAGCGATTCGTTAACGAGCGGGCAAGAATCAGCGCAAAACAGGCGCAAGCTGACCAGGCTGCTACAAGGGCGCAAATACAGTCTGACAGCATAGCAAAGCAGTCTAAAGAGAGGCTGGTTAGCACGCTCACTGGACTGCTTGGCGTACTCGGCGGCAAGTCGAAAGCCGCAGCCATTGCGCTTATCGCTTTAGAAAAGGCGAAGGCGCTTGCCGATAACAAGATGTACACCATTGTCGCCATGCAGAAGGCGCGGGCGCTGCTCGGCCCCGGCCTCGGTGACGCGGAAGCGGCGCGTATTGCGAAGATCGGCGCGGTCAATGCGGGGCTTATTGCGGCGACGGGTCTTGGTCAGGCAATAGGGGCACTGACTGGGGGCGGTGGCGCAGCGATAGGTTCTTATTCGTCGGGCGAAACGCTTGGCGGGACGGACGGCGAGGCTGACGGCGCAGAATCGCGCTCAACCGTCCAGATCATTTTCAACGGCGATGTAAACGGCCTCGATTCTTACGTCGAAGAGAAGCTGGTTCCTGCTATCCGTGACGCGACGAAGGACAGGGACTTGGTGCTGATCGACCCCAATTCACGCAACGCCGCTGACATCAGGGGCATCGAATGAACATCCGATACACCGCGATTCGGTCGCTGATTACGTCCGAGTCGCCCGTTCATGCCGCTGGCACGCAGTATAACTTCTCGGTGAACATGGTCGAGAAGGAACCTTCTCGTAAGCCGGTGTCATATCAGGCGCGCTCCCTGTCTGGATTGCAGGCGACAACCTACTACCGCACAGACGAAGAGTGGAGTTGTCAGACTGTCCCCGTGACGGGCGGCGACCTTGCCGATATGCGCGAGTTCCTTTCCTCGGTTGAGGCTGGCGAACGCTTTGAGTGCGACCCGAACGGCTCGTATGAGTTCTTCGTCCTGAGTGGTGAGTGGCGGGAATCCCGCGCTGTGAGGCGTGGCGACGGAGGCAGCGGCGACTACTTCACGTTCCGCTGGACGATGCGTGCGCTCTGATGACTGGCTGACATTTGGCGGCTACAGCGCGAGCGGCAAGCGTGAGCCGCGCTTCGTCGTTCAGATTGAACTGAAAGACGGCGACAAGCTGTCTTTTACCTCAACGTCAGGCATCAGAAACATCGACGGAATCGTTGTAACTGGCGTTGTCGAGTCTGTTTCAACGATTACCCAGACCGTTGACCCGCTTGAAGGTCGTGCGTCTATCGGCGCTGTCAACATCAAAATTCTTGATGAGGGTGACTCGGACCTGTATGGCAGTGGCATCTCTGTGCTATCTGGTGGCGCAGAGTCTGACCTTACGGTTGGTTCATCGTCTGAACTGTTTATGGCGACAGCTTGGCCCGACAGTTCTGGAACGTCGCTAACCTATGAACTAAACCGGATTCTGTCCAGCCAGGGGATAAAGGACGCGAAAACAGTCGCATACGCTGGCTATACCAACGACTTCCGCGACTACGTTGCTATTGTTACGTCGTACCTGAACACGGTTTCTTACAAGGAGGGCGTGTATTCAATCCAGTGCCTCGACGCGACCAAGCAGATGCGGGAGGACGTATTTGAGAAAAAGACGTTCCGCCTCGCCGCTGACCTTGACGATGGCACGACTAGCCCTGAGCCGGATTTTATATCCCTATCGGAAGCGCCGGAAGATTACCGGATGGCGCACACCGCTGCGTTCTCGGACGCGCCGAGTTCGACGGTGGGATACATACTGGTCAAGGACACGGGCGAGATTATCCGCTACACGGGAATCTCTGAATCCCCCGCAGGGTTCACCGGCATAACGCGGGGCGCGTTCAACACGACCATCAAGGCGACATCGGGCGATTACTCCAACGGCGTGGATAACTTCCCAGAGTTGGAAGAGTTCATCTACCTTGAAATGCCAGCCCCGCAAATGGCACACGCGGTTGCGACGGGCTACGTGTTGGGCAATGGAACCTACCTTCCCGACCACTGGAACGCGGGGATGCCGCGCTCGCTTTTCAACGAGCCAGAGTGGCAGGCGATTGGTGACGACCTGTGGGACGGGGGCAATAACGGCCTAGTGTTGCGCTTCACGCACCTGAAGAAAACCAACGCGAAGAAGTGGATTGAGGAAGAGATTCACCGGCTGTCCGGCACCTTTTCACCCATCAACACAGACGGCACGATAGGGCTGGCGCGGGTCAATAGCGCGCTGTCCGGTGCGGACTATGTGCTGCGGATTGATAACAACTCCATCGTCAGTCATTCCGACCTGGCGAACAAGTACCAAGACGTCATCAACTCGTTCCGCGTTGACTACCAGTGGAACGGCGAGAAGTATCTGCGCTCGTTCCTGTTTGTCGATGCCGACTCGATAGCGCGCAACGGCGCAAGCGAGACGAAGGTTCTGAAGTTCAAGGGGCTGCATACGTCCCGTCACTCGGTCAACCGCATCGCCCAACTGATTAACGTTTTGCAGGACAGGTACAGAAACCCGCCGCAAGAGATCAGCATAACGGCGATGCCGTATTATGACGTAGTTGAGCCTAACGACGTTCTGCTCGTCAACCCGTCCGCCATTGTGGATTACACGACCGGCGACACGTTGAGCCGGAATTTTGAGGTGCAATCTACCTCAATCGACTGGATAAAGGGAACTGTTAGCTGGCGATGCTTCGGGGCAACGGGCGACCCGTCCGACCCCGCTATATACGCGCCTGAGACAACCCTGCCGGATGCGTTCTACACCTCGGCTGGCACGGACATATCCGGCCTGTCCCCGTCGATTGTGGACGGCTCTGGCAACCTGACAGCCGACGCATCGATTACCGGCGCGACGGACATGAACGCCGCAGGCGCCATCTATTACTACGACGGCGACCTGACGATACCTTCTGGCCGGACGCTGACGATCAGCGACAATGTGCAGCTTCGGGTGAGTGGTACGTTGACGGTCAACGGCAAGATAGACGGCGCTGAGAACGGCAAGGCGGGCACGGCTTATCCGCACTCTGTTGGGGACAAGGGCACTTCGCTTGCCTCGCTTGAATCTGCTGCCGGGTCAGCTGGTTATGTGGGCGGCACTTGTGCAACCGATGGAACAAGGGACGACAACGTGGTGCTCCTTTTTCGCATTAACACATTTGGCGCCCAGACATCGGGCACATATTCACAGTTCCCTTACATCAACATACAGCGGCCTGCCGAGGACTCCCCTTATACGGGGACAGCTGTCGCTGGCATCCCCAACGACCTCCGAGGGACTGCGGGTGGAACAGGCGGCGCGTTGCTCGGCAATACGACGGTTGGCGTCCTAACGCCGGGATACGAGGTCGATGCTAAAGGTGGCGATGGCGGCGCTTCGGGCGCTGGACTCTGCATCATGGCGCGAGGTCTGGCATTCGGCACATCAGGCGAAATCGACTTATCCGGCGCTGACGGTTCTGCGGGCGGGACGTCCGGGAGTTATGCGGCGGGCACTGGTGCAGGCGGTGGCCCTGGTGCCCTTCTCGTTCTGATTGACGGCGACTTCGGTCTTCCCGATGTGGAGCCGTACTTCACGGCAAACAGGGGCGCGACCACGCCAGTGGGTACGGCCCCAACCAATTATTCGGGGAACCGGATATATTTGTTTGGCGGGTCAACGCCGTACTCAGGCATCAACGAGGGTTATTCGGCGGGCGCACCCGTTCGGATTCTCGATGGTGGCGACTTATCCAAAGCCGCCTTCCGTGTTCAATACATACCGGACTAGATAATGGCAACGAACTTTCCCAATGACACATCGGCTGCGGCGCTTGCTGATGCCGACTTGTTCCTTTTCGCGGACGCATCGGATTCGTATAACGCGAAGGAGGCCACCTGGGCAACCATGAAGGCGGGACTGGGTTATGAGCGCACATCCGCCGAGGTTTCGGCAGGGATAGCCGCTTATTCAGACAGCCCCGCGCCTTCTGTCGGTGACATCGTTAGCCCAGAGTATGCGCCAGGTGATATTCGTCGGTACGGGGCAGACACGGGTGCGGCGGATAATACGGCAGCGATCCAGGCTGCTGTTAACCAGTGTTCTCACGGCGGGCCGAACCCGAAAGCGCCCATTGCCGGAAAGTTCATCCACACCGACCCGATCTATTACTACTACGACGCCGCCAACAATCCCGGCTTCATGTCGTACTCTGCTGGCTCGACCGACTACCGGCAGGGGCATATCCACTTCTACGGCGAGCGCCCGCTGACCTATGGCGCATGGGATAACGGGCAGACGGAGAAGGGCACGCAGCTTTCCTTCGAGCCTGCATCCGGCACGGGTGACGGGCATCTTGTCGGCAACCAGACTAACGGCAGCCATCGCGGCTACCAGTTCCACAACATCACCATATCTGGAACCACTTCCGGCACGCTTGCCTACTTCCACGGCTCATCGCACAAGTGCGGAACCTACAACTGCACGGTGTTTAATGCCGGTACTGGCGGCGGTCTGCTGTTTAAGGACTGTTGGGAAATTGGCGTCGTTGACACATATGGGCGAACCAATAACGCATCTAACGCAGGTTATGGACTGCGCATATATAACGAGAATACTGGCGCGGGCAATTACAACATCCGGCGGTCTAACTTCAAGGCGTGGCAATACGCTGGCGAGATAGGGGTTTACGGCGCGGCGTCTGGTGATGGATATTTTACCGTCCAAACCGTTGTGATTGACACCTGCGAGTTCGGCGGCTCATCGTCAATTCATAGTGATGATGGCTTGCGAATCGGCCAGCATACAGAATCGTTAATTATTATTTCGCCATATTTTGAGAACTGCGACAACAGCCTATTAAAAATAGACGGGCAGCACTCAAATATTGAAATAATTGGCGGCGTCTATGGGGCGACTTATTGCACACAAAGCCCCGTAATGCTCGGAACAAGCGGCGGCGGTATATATTCCAACAGGCAGGAAAGCACCATAATTTCGTCAGGTAAGTTCGTCGGCCTCGGCGCAAACCTGTCCTATATCGAGCGCAACGTGGGCGCAGACACGGGCGCGTTGACCGTTGCCCATTGCACCGCATCGCCCTCGTCTGCCACCGGCACGGCCTTCCTTGAAATCAACGGCACAGGCGGGCAGGGCGTGTCCCTCGACGCGAACAACCTGTACGGCGGCACATCGTTTGCTAACGAGTGGACTGCATCGGGTTCGGGCGAACTGGATTACTACCGCTCCGGCAACCGCCAGGACGGCACGCGGGGCACTGTTCTTATTCACGGCGCGAGGGTCAACGACCGCAAGGAGTACACCAGCGCAAGCGATGTGGACAACACCTATCCGGTGGTGACGTTTGACTCCACAAGCGGCGCGTTCACGGCGCAGGTTCAGGACGGCGTGTATCAGGGTCAGATTGTTGACTTTTATCTTGAGGTGGATGGCGGCAATGTGTCGCTCGACTTCGCAACCGACAGCACCGCGCACAGTTCGATTGGTACCACTGGCCGCACGTTTGACGATGCGGGCGACTGGCTTCGCGCAATGTGGATAGGCGGTTCATGGCGGCTGATTGACCACAGCGGCACAACGGCATACGCATAAGGAGGCGTAGGTGGACGATTCTACTTTGTGGCGGTGGGTCATGAACATTGGCGCAGTCCTTCTTGGCGGGGCTTGGCTTGGACGTGTGCAGCAGCGCACAACCAGCAATGAGCAGGCAAGCAAGTCAAACAAGCAGGACATAGACAAGGTGCTCAACCGGCTTGACACGCACACAAGAGAGGCGGCGGCGCATTCTGATCGCGTTCACGCGCTGTCGGAGCGCATTGCTGTGCTGGAAACAAAGGCTGACGTGAACACCATTATTTTGAACGAGATACGCGAAGCCGTAAAAAAATGAACATCGCCCTTGTCCGGTTCTCGTACTCCCCAACGGAGACGGAAGGGATGCTGTTCGCGCCTCCGCTTGAACCGATGTGGACGATGGAACAGCCGTGGCGCAGGGGCGGGCGCGGTGGATTGCCATTTAAGTCATGCGTGCCTGATGGCGAATACCGACTTGTTCCGTTTCTGAGAGATAACGGCCAACAGGTCTGGGCGCTTGAGAATCACGACCTCGGCGTGTACGTGAAGCGAGAGGACAGGGAGCGCGACGATGATCGCTTCGCCTGCCTGATACACCCCGGCAACGTGGTGTCACATTCTGTCGGATGCGTGCTGCCGGGAATCTCTCGCGGGTTCCTCAAAGGCGAAAGGGCCGTGCTGCGGTCGGGTTTCCGAAACGGCTATGCACTGAACATGCTGACCCGCCTTCTTGGCAGGTCTGAGCACACGATTACCATATCCCAGGTTGAGGGGGCGAAATGACCAGCGCGGTTGCCAGTGTCGGCACAACAATCAGTATCGGCGGCACGCAGGTTCAGCAGGTCATCAGCATCAAGGGCGCTGAAATAACGCAAGAACAGCTTGACGTTACAAACCTTGATTCTGGGCGCAAGGAGTTCATCAGCGGCTTTATTGACGCTGGCACTATCGCTTTCGATGTCTATTGGAACAGCAGCGCGGCGCAGATTGCCTTGCGCAATGCTTTCGCCAGCCGCTCAACCATATCCGGCACGGTCGAGTTAAACGGTGGCGGTGGGTACACGTTCACGGGCCTTGTGGAAAGGTTCTCGATGGGCATGGAGACCGGCGCGGGGATCACTGCTTCCTTTCAGTGCAAGCTGAGTTCAATTTCCTTCGGACTAGGAACCGCGCAGATACTGGTTGGCGGCACGCCGACTGGCCTGAACATTCTTGTCGGCGGCTCTGCCACGCCGATGTCATTCGCATAGGTGAGTCATGTTAGCTAATCTCGCGGTCGGCGTTATCGGCCAGGTCATAGGGTTGTTCGGTGAGCGCGGCAAGGCGCAGCAGGAAGCGTTAAAGGCGCGTGTTGAGGCCATGCAGCGGTCAGGCACGGACGAGATAATCACCGCCGTCTGGTTCTCCCCTGCTGTTGTGGCGTGGTTCTCTCCTGAGCGGGCCGAGGCGTGGATTGAGCGCATTTTCAACACCTCGCCGGAATACACGGCGCTGCTTATCGGAATTACCGCTGCGGTGTTCGGGTTGGGCAAAATCAACGGGCGCGTTCAGCAGTGAACGTCAGGCGAACCAGCGACATCGCTGTGATTCGCCGCCTGCACTCTCAGATATTCCCTGCCGATGACTTCCCAGATGATTGTATTCATTGGCTTTTAACGGTTTCCGCCCATCAGGCGGGATTCTGTTCTGTTAAACTTGTGGAAGGTGAAGATACAGCCTTTATGGCGCGGGCAGGAGTTCTCCCAAAGTGGCGCGGGCAAGGATGCCACGGGAGGATGCTGAGAGTCCGCGAAGCGTGGGCGCGCAAGCGCGTGCGTTACGGCGTCACCTATGTGCTCCGCGACAACTATGCGTCACTCGCCAACCTGATTAAAGCGGGTTGGCGGCTGTACGAACCGGCCTACAGATGGGCCGGTGATGTCTTTTACTTGCAAAAGGACTTGCATGGTTGACGGAAGCGGGATGCGAATGCTGGCGCTTGACATCGAGACAGCGCCACTCACGGCCTACGCTTGGGGGCTGTTCAAGGAAACTATCCACATAGACCGGGTCATATCTTCTGGGTATACGCTTTGTTGGGCGGCTCAGTGGGAAGGCGAGGACGAGGTTATGTTCCGGTCGCTGTTCGACAGCAGCGCCGAGGATATGCTTTCAGATATGTGGGCGCTGCTGGACGAGGCCGATGTGGTGATCCACTACAACGGCAAGAAGTTTGATATGCCGACGCTAAATGGCGAGTTCGCCAAGCACGGCATGACTCCGCCAAGCAACTACAGGCAGATCGACCTGTACCACATTGTCCGAAGCACTTTCCGGTTCGCGTCTAACAAACTGGATTTTGTTGCGCGTGAACTTGGCATAGGCAGCAAAGTTCAGCACAAGGGCATGGAATTGTGGACAGACTGCATGACAGCGATTCGCTACGATTGGGGCGACTACGTTCCAGCGCAGTTATGGGAATCGTGGGAAATGATGCAGGCGTACAACGAGGAAGATGTGCGCCTTCTGTGGCGACTCTACGAAAGATTGCAACCGTGGATACGCTCACACCCCAATCGCGCACTATGGGTTGCAGACCTTTCTGAACCCATGTGCCCGAATTGTGGCAGCAAGAACGTCCGCAAGCGCGGCATCGAAAGGCCATCTACTACATACGCATATCAGCGTTACAAGTGTAACGACTGCGGGGCTAATTCCAGGGGCAGGACTTCTATTAAGGAACTGCCAAAGCCGGAAATTGTTTGATGTTCTACGACCTCTGCCTGCAATGTGGACTGCCCAGAGAGGCGCACGGGCCGAGGTGCATCACATTCACCAGCATGGATTCGCTGAAGGAAACGGGCCGACGCACTGACATCGAAGTGCGTGCCTATCTCATCGCCCTCAATACATCATGGAGGGGCAACTATGGACATGGAAAAACGAATTATGCGGGAAAAAATCGAGTCTCTGGAACGGGCGCTTGTTGAAATGACACAAGAGAAGGCCGACAGGGACATCGAGATAGCCAAGATGCAGGGAGAAATTAACTCCCTCAAGGCGCACCTGCAACTGATTATGCGCGACCGCGAGGTTGCTTTCACGCCTCGGATTTTTAACTAGGAACCACGATGGCATCGACATTCCCGACCGATCAAACCGCTATCACGACGCTGGATAGCGGTGACACGTTGCTGGTCGCTGACTCTTCAGACTCTAACAACGCGAAAAAAATCGACCGCACGAAACTGCTCGCGCCCGTTCCTGACTCCGGTGGTGGCGGCATTAACCTTTGCGCCAATGCTGACAGTAATTCTATCAACAGCGCGTCACACACCTGCGTCATTCTCTCGGGCACAAATACGCACATCGGTCAGCAGACGCACACTAACAGGGGGACGGACACCAGCGTATCGCCGTTCACTGGTGTGGCGAACCACTCAATCGTCGGCGGCTATGACTGCCAGATTAACGGCGTTGCCTCTGTCAACTTGGCGTTCCACACGAAGATTCTGGAAGCCGCAACGCACGGCGCCATTGTTGGTGGTTCGTATCACTCGATTACAGCGGGCGATTACAACGCAATCCTGGGCGGCGGCGGTGGCAGCGTAGGCACGGCAAGTTCTATTGATGGCGAGGGTTGCGGCATCGTAGCGGGTGCGGCCAACGACATCACGGGCTCGCCCAATCAGGCTGGCATACTTGCAGGCAACTCCAACACGGTGTCTGCAAACTATGCCGCTGCGGTTGGCGGCCTGAGCAACACGGTCAGCGGCATACAGTCGGCGGCCATCGGTGGCACGAACGCGACGGTATCCAACACCAACGCGGTGACCATCGGCGGCTCTGGCCTGACTGCATCGGGCGCTGGCGCTGTCGCCATTGGCGGCTCTGGTAACAGCGGTGTGTCTACCGGAATCGCATCAGGATTGAATTCTGCAGTTATTGGCGGGTCAGGCAACACAGCGTCAGGAATTGGCGCTGTTGTGTTGGGCGGGCAGGGGACAAATACCGCCTCAGCTAATGCTTGCATTGTCTCCGGCCGAGACTGCACCGCAACAGACGAAGAATATCAGGCAGTTTTTGGTTATAGCGCGGCGGGCAAAACAACGTCAACGCTCACGGTCGGCTCGCAGGCAATAGCTTCCGCTGGTGACGCGCAGACCATTCGATTTACGGTCAGAGGCCAGACAACTAACGAATGGTCTGCGCGTCACCAGCGGAAGCTATTGCCTGCGAGCCGACCGTGAGCGTT